AAGACGTGGGAGTGGGGCTGGTATGTCTGCGTCAAGCTGGACGCCAACCAGACGCCGGATGCCGTCAACTACCTGTATTTCTGCCATTGTAGCAAGCTGCTTGTCAAGGTCGGCCAGAAGGTCAAGACCGGTGACGTGCTGGCGATTGTAGGCCAGACCGGCAACGCGGCAGGAACGTGGACGCACTGCCACTTAGAGGTCAGAGCCACCGCCACTGGCAAAGGTCTTGACCCGACCGCTTACGCTGGAATCCCGAACAAGGCGGGCACATACGGAGCAGCCCCCGCCCCGGCAGCCGCCAAACTGCAAACCATCACCATCGGCCCGGTATCGCAGGGGGACGCAGACGCCGTCTACACGGTCTGTAAGCAGCGCGGCTTGACCGATGCTGGACTGTACAAAAGCGAGTGGGTCTAACGCCCGGAACGGAAGTGAAGAATGACGGATTGGGATATCGTCAAGGATATTGTTGTACTTGCTGGACTGATTATGACGGTCACGACGCCGCTGTTGAAGTTGAATACCAGTATTACGCAGCTAAAAGCGCTGCTTGATAGCGTGGCCAAGCAAGTGCAGGAAAACGACAAGAGCAACAGTGCGAACCATAAACGGTTGTGGGAGCACAACACCGAGCAGGACGAAATTTTGCAAAACCACGAAATGCGCTTACACGATTTGGACGGAAAATAACTTGCCAAAATGCGATGCGCGCAAGTGTGTGTAATTATAAGCAACGATTGTGCGACAAAGTTTAAGTTGCCTACAACTTGCCGTGCGTTTTAAAACTATTTGAAATTTGAATTGAACTTGAACAGGCTGAAAAGTCGAATTCAATTTAAATTTTGGCATTTTTTATATCTTTTTTGACTTTGAAAGGAGCAAAAAATGAGTATTGACTATACCAACTACATCAAGCCGGAACTGCTGGTGCTGATTCCCGCGCTGATATTTATCGGTTACTGCTTAAAAACCAGCACTGCCGTGAAGGACAAGCTGATTCCCGCGCTGCTGGCGGCTGCTGGCGTGCTGCTGGCCGTTTTGTATGTGCTGTCAACAACTGTTATTGCCGGCCCGCAGGACGCGGCACAGGCCGTATTTACGGCGATTGTGCAAGGCTTGCTGTGCGCGGCGGGCGCTGTGTACGCCGACCAGTGCGTTAAGCAGAGCAAAAAATCTGAGTAAAAGGGGGCGGGAGTATGCCGAAACCACTTAACTTTAAGAAAAGCACCGACGTATACCAGAAGCCGGGTACAACCAGTTATACGACTTTATCCAACGCGGGAAACAGAACCACGCCCATACAGCGCCTGAACGCAAACAAGAAATTCAACCCAATGGCCAACGCCATGCAAGCGGCGCAGCACAACCGGCAGCTGGCGACAGCGGCCAATGCAAGGGCGCAGTCTTCCGTTCCGAAACAAGACCCGGGTTGGAGCGGCGGCGGTGGTACAGGCGGCAGTGCCATGCCCAGCGCACCGGCTGCAACACCGGCTGTCAGCCAGCCGCAGGACACCTATATGCAGAACTACATCAATCAGATGCAGGCTGCAATTCAGTCGGCACAGAAGCAGGCAGAGGAAGCGCAGCGCCGTGCGGAGGAGCAGATGAAGGCAGCGCAGGAGGCGCAGCGCAAAGCCCGCGAGGAGGCGTACAACCGCAGCGCAGCCCAGCAGAAAGCTGACTATGAGTATGGGCAAGGAAATCTGAACGCCGCAACGGACAGCGCCTTGCAGCAGGCATACATCAACAATATGATGCAGCGCCGCAATCTGGGGCAACTGCTTAGTGCGCAGGGGCTGAACGGCGGCGCGAGTGAGAGCACTACCGCCGGTATGCTGAACAACTACAGCAACAGCCGCAATGCTTTGGAAACGGAGCGGCAGAACCAGCTTGCCAGCTTGATGAACACCTACCAGAACAATATGGCGCAGCTGGAAAACCAGAGGGCCAGCGGTGACGCTGCCGACTTGAGCCAGTACCAGACGAACCTTAGCAACCTGACGGCGAACAACGCAAACCAGCTTGTCAGCCTGATGCAGGGATATGCAAACATAGCGGCCAATATGCCGCAGCTGAGACCGAAGTTTAATATGACCACCGGGCAGTGGGAATACAGCTACACCTAATTCGAACAACAATTTGCAAGGGGGATTTGCTGAATGGCAAAAGTCAGAAACCGTGAGGATGCGCTGTTAGACGCATATCTTGGGCGGTACAAAAGCGCACAGGCCAGCACGGTAAGCGAGGGACAGAGCAAGACAAAATCCGCCCAGCAGAAAGGCAGTGCGCTTTTGAACGCTACTGACAAGACGCTGCCTGCGCTGAAAAACACCTACAGCGACACATTGCAGAACATTGTGAGCGGGGCGAGCATGGAAAACAGCCTGAACAACGATGTTATGCAGCGGAGCATGAACCTTGCAAAAGCGAAGTTTGACGCCGCCAATGATTTGTATGAGCAGCAGAAAAAAGCCCAGGAGTACGCCGAGAAGCAGGCGGCAAAAGCGGCGGCAGCGGCGGCAAAAAGAAGCGGCAAAAAAAGTCGCGGCAGTTCCAGCAAGAGCAGCACCACCAGCGCGGCGGATGATACAGCGGCGGCGGATGCGCTGAATAAGCTGGGGATTGGCAGCGAAAACGGCAGTACAAGCACAAGCAAAGCTAACAATAAGAAACAAGTTGTCAGCGGCAAAAGCAGTGCTAAAGAACAAGCTGCCCGCAATGCCAGCGCAAGAGCAAAGTACGATGGGAGCAAGCAGGAGCAGAAAGACATACAATACCGTGCGAATGTTCGCAACCAGAAAACCAAACGGTTGCTGCAAGAAAAGATTGCTGCGGCAAATTCCGGCGCGAACAAGGGGAAGGCTGCCGGAAACAGCTATGCAGAACGGCAGAACACCACGCAAGTTGCACAGAGCCGCGCTGTAACGAGCGCTGGCAAGCAAGTTGGCAGCAGTTATGCCGCCGCCGGGCAAGCCCCCACAGAGCGAGAGAGAGCCGCTGGGCAGCAGGTGAAAAAGCAGACCGCAGACACGCTGAAAAAGCTGCAGACCGACAAGGATTATCTGGCCGAGCTGGCAAAGCCGGGACGCAAGCTGACGCAGAGTGAAATTGATGCAGTAAAGCAGTACAAGCCCGCAAGTAAAAAGGCCGACTTGTTAAAGCAGGCGCAGAACGGCGAAATCAGCTGGACGGAACAGGCAAAGGAAACGGCAGACCTTGACAATCTGCGGCAAAAAGCACTGTTGAACGGCTTTGGGCAGAGCGCCGAAGCGTTTACAGCCGGGTTTTACAACAGCTTTCCCGGAGCAAACAGCCTTGCCGATAAAGCGGCAAACGCCATTATGACGGACGCTGACAAGCAGCACGAGCTTATCCGCGGGCGGACGGCCGCTGACGCACTGAACAAAACCGCCGAGCAAGATGCACTTGCCGCCGCTGCCGGTACAATGGCCGGAAAAAGTGCACAGTACGCATACTTTAACAACCTGATGGCTGGTACCCCTTTGGCAGACACAATGGGCAAGGTGGGCAGCAAGGCGATGAGCGCGGCAAGCAAAATCCCTGTATTGGGGCGGTTTGCCACACCGGCTGCCGGGGAAGCGCTGGGGCGCATTTTAACAGACCAGACCGAAGACACAGTGCTGGATACAATACCGAGCCTTGCGAATGACCTTGCCGCTTACAATGACCAGCAGACAAGAATCCAGAACGGAGAACAGGTAGACGATGCCTTGACACCGGGGCGAATTGGCTTGAATGTGCTGGGCAATGTTGGGCAGAACTTTGCCATGAACGCACTGCCGGAAATTGGCGGTGCGGTGGTGAACGGCATCAAGAACAGCCGGACGGCAAGACAAATGCTGGCCGAGCAGGCGCAGGGCATTGAAAGTGGGCTGAATGCAGAGGATGCCAAAGGGCTTGTAGACGCATACAAGGGGATGCAAAGCGGAGACCTTACAACGCACAATGTGGATGCACTGAATGACAGCGTAACAGCCTATAACGATTGGGAAAGCTATGCGCCGACGTTGGAAAATTTGCCGACAATGGGTAATCAGGCACAGGTAGGAAATATAGATGGCTGGCAAGAAACGCCTGATATTTTCTTGCGGCGGCCTGTTGACGAGACAGCGCAGACGGCCTACAATGTGGTAAACGGAGGTGTTGGCAATGAGAACCTGGGAAGATATGTTCAAGAGCCTGTTTCCATCGGCGCTGACAGTGTGCTCGGCAACGGGGCAAAACCCGGAAACGTTCCTGATGGGCTTTATGGAACAAATGGTACAGCAGGGCAAGGTACAGCCGCGCAAGGCAATGGACGAGGAGTTGAAGGCGCTGGAGCAGCAAGTGTACCAACAGTGGCGGAGCGAGCAAGCACAATAACAGGAAAGGATATGCGCAGCCCCTACACGCGGCGCATCGCTTCTTTGTTTGAACGGCTTGGAAACGGTGAGAGCAGGGAAGCCCTTGCCGGTGAGGCAAAGGACATCGCGCTTGGAATTGTAAGCACGGATGACTTTTCTACGCCGGTAGATGAAAGTACAATCGTACTGAAAGACTACCTGAAAAACACGCCGATTAAGATTGACGAGCAGACGAAGGGTGAACTGTTGAGCTCCAGCGGTCTGAAAACCTTGCAGCAGTACAACATTCAGAACGGAACGCATTTTTCGATGAAGGACGGCGTGGATTATGACGCCGCAATCCCGGAAGTGTACGGAATGATGGGCAGCGGCAACCGCGTACCTGATGGAAATGCAGCTGATTCCCTTATGCAGCTGGTAAACCAGAGCAAGCAGAATGCGCTTGTAGACAGTGATGCTTACACTGCCTATACGGATTATGTTTCTGACAGCCTGCTGAATGGGCTGCGCCCTGATACGGAAGGATTTGCCGACTGGCTAGAGACACAGGGTTTTGACAAAAACGCAAATGAAGCCGTGCGAAATATGTACGTGCGGGAATTTGAATACGACCCCTGGGGGAATAGTTACAACCCGAACGTGCTGAACCGCGTGGACAATGCACCGACGGCAGATGTGCAGAGCGTTCCGGCGCTGGAACGGCAGACTGCACAGAGCGTGAGTGAGGCTGTGCCCACATTGGAGCAAAGACCGCTGAACGGCAGCGAAAGCGTGCCGGAGAACGCGGTTGGTGCACAGAGCACACAGTATGACCGCAGGGAAGTGCTGAATCAGGACTATGCAAACCAGAGCCGCTTTAATGATGGGCTGGACGCAGACGAGGTGCAGAGACTTGGCGCTGACCAAAATACACACACGCTGTACAGCCGCAAGGAATCCGCTGACAATGCCAGATTGAGCTTTGACACTTACCGGCAGGGCAGTGACGGCAGCATAAGTGCGGCAACCGACAATGTGCTGAAAGATTTGCGCAATCTTGACAAGTGGAACGCGGACGATTTGGCACTTGCCAAAGAAGCGCAGAACCAGCAGCGCAATTTGCTTTTGACGCTGGAAAAAGGAAGCCCCGAATACGAGGTTGAATTTGCCAAGTACAAGCAGCTTGACAGGCAGACATCGCGCGGGTTCAGCGAAGCTGGACGCGCACTGCAAGAGGGTGTGAACGCGGAACAGACCGCCGATACTGGCTTGCGGAAGTTTAACCAGCTTACACAAAAAATCACAAGCGAATATGCCGACAGCCGAAAAGGCAAGCAGCTGCGCGAAATCAGCGATGTTGTATATGACGGCAAGGTTGATGAATTTTTGACGCAGATTGCTAAAGAACAAGGCGTAGAAGAAGCTATGCTGCAAGCCGAAAAGCAGATACGCAAAGCAGCCGAGAGCAAGCATATCAAGCTAAATGACGATGAAATCAAGAAGGCGGCTGCATCTATGGTAGCTGGCGGCAATGCCGATGATATGTTTGATGCGCTGGCAAGAACACAGCTGAAAATCGGCGATTTTACGGAAGCCGACAATGACAGGATCCGAGAAATATTCACGCAAACAAGCGGGATGAAAGACAGCAAGGCACGGTATCAGCTGGAGAGCGAAGCATACGGCATTATGTCTAAGTACTTGCCAGGCAAGAGCTTTTGGGACAAATGGAACAATCTGCGCTATCTTTCTATGCTTGGCAACACGAGAACGCACGCACGGAACATTTTAGGCAATGTTTCGATGAATGCGGTTGTACGCACCAAAGACAATGTGAGCGCCGTAATGCAGCTGGCTATCCCGCAGGAAGAACGTACAAAGGCTATTGGCACAACTTTTACCAAACAGGGACGAGAACTGATTGACGGTGCGAAAAAGTACATTGATACGGACGCCTACAGCCTTTTGTATAATGATGGCAAGTACAATGTGCAAACCGGGCTTGCAAGCGCGCAGAAAACATACGGAAATTCCCCGTTCGGAAAACTTTTGCAGTGGGCAAGCGATAAGAACAGCGGCCTCTTGGAAAAAGAGGACGCATTCTTTTTGCGGGAAGCTTACGCAAACAGTATGGCAAGCTTTTTGAAAGCGCGAGGGTATGACGCAAGTGTTTTCCGCGCAGACGATGCCGCCAGCAAAGAAATTTTGCGCAAAGCAAGCGCACAAGCTTTGGAGGATGCCAAAGAGGCGACATTCCACGAGGACAACATACTTTCAACTGCGCTTAAAAATTTCAGCAAAGATACAAATAAGTCCGGCGTTGCTGGCAAACTTGCTTATGCCATTACAGAAGGTATTCTTCCGTTTAAGAAAACGCCTATCAACATTGCGAAAAATGCACTGGAATACAGCGGCGGCGGACTTGTTGAAGCTGGATACCGCGCTATTAAGGGCGAAAGCAAGGCGCGAGTGATAGACGCAGCGGCAAAGGGTATAACTGGGCTTGGTGCTATAGGGATTGGGTACGCACTTGCCAAAACAGGCATTTTGAACGGGGGCGGCAGCGGAGATGACCGTGTAGATGCGTACAACGAAATGACAGGGCGGCAGGACTACTCCGTCACATTGCCTAATGGTGCGACCTATACAATCGACTGGACAAGCCCGGCAGCAATACCCTTGATGATTGGCGCGGAGCTTTCGGAGGATAACAGTGGGCTGACAGTTGCCGGCTTTTTTGAAAAATTGAGCCGGTTTACCAATCCTATTTTGGAAACCACGATGCTGCAAGGGCTTAACGACACACTGCAAAACCTGAAATATTCCGATAATCCTATATGGGATTTAGGGGCGAATTCCGTAAGCAGCTATTTTGGGCAGAGCGTACCGACACTGTTTGGACAAATCAGCCGAACGATGGACGACACCCGCCGCAGCACCTACGGAGGCGGGCAGACCAAACCCGAGAGGGATAACAGCTACGCGCTGAACAAGATGGCAAGCAGAATCCCGGGATTGAGCCAGAGCCTGGAACCCTACGTTGACCAGTGGGGCCGCGAGGAAGCAAGCCTTGACGGCACAGATGATACGGCGGGCGGCATGTTTCTGCGCGGGCTGTACAACATGGGCAGCCCCGGTTATTACAGTGCGGAGAATGTTACCCCGGTGGACGAATATCTGCAAGGGCTGTACAGCGACACCAACAACAGCAAGGTGCTGCCAGAGAAGGCAAGCAGCAAGCTGACGCTGGACAAAGAAACCTACTATATGACGCCGGAGGAAAAGACCGAGTACGCCAAGACCACCGGGCAGACGGCGTATGACCTTGTGGACAGTCTGCGGCAGAATGATATGTTCTTGCAGCTGCCGGATGACCAGCAGGCCGAGCTTGTGCAGGACGCCTACACGGTAGCAAAGACCGCCGGTGGCGTGGCTGCTGTGGGTGACGGCGTAAGTGGCGTGGACAGCAAGGCCTACAAGGCGTATGAGCAAGGCGGCGTGGACGGCGTGACGGATTATCTGCTTGCCAAAAACGCTGTGGATGTTGCAAAGGGCGACGGCGATACAATGAGCGGCGCTGAAAAGTGGAACGCTATTCGCAACACGCTGGACACTGATGCAGCGGCTGAACAGTTCGTACTCCAGCAGGGTGAAAAGAGCGCCGCAAACCGCGTTTACAGCGTGGCAGGGTCAGAGGGTCTTGCTGCGTATATGAACGCTTACAGCGCCGCTTCTGCCGGGCTGGGAGAGGACGAAACGCCGAGCAAGTACGATGTCGGCATCGGTATGATGCGGCAAGGCGTGCGCGGGGATGACCTTGCGAGAGCCTATATTTCCGCTTATCAAAAAACAGACAAGGCCGGAACGGCACTGTATGGACAGTATGGCGCAGATGGCCTTGAGGGCTGGATTATGTATAAGGCGGCCGCATACAACGTTGACAAAAGCGGGAATAACAATGGCAAGATTGACAAGGACGAGGCCATTGCCGCATTGAACGCAATGGATTTGACGGATGAACTGCGGCGGGCATATCTTACCAAAACCAACAAGAGCTGGAAGAATCCGTATTGAGGTGGTGTATGAAATTTGACTTTTGCCAAAACTGCCTGACGGACGAGGAGAAGGCAGTGCTGGCCCTGCGAAGGCGGGGCTGGCGCAATGCGGAGATTGCCGCCGAACTGCATTGCAGCGAACGGACAGTGAACCGCAGGGTGCGGAAGTTGAAAGACAAGGGAATATGACACCGCAGAGGGGGTTATGCCAAATTGGCATAACCCCCTCTTTTTTTGTTGGCGTAAAATTGGCGCAGATACGGCACGTAAATGGCCTACAGGCAGGGCCCGGCGGCGGTACAATAAAGGCAAGAGGTGAGTACGATGTACCAGAACTGGAATACCTTTGGCAATCCGTATGGCGGCACATACCAGCCGCAGCCCTGCACCATAACGAAGGTGAGCGGGGAGAACGGCGCGAGGGCTTTTGGGATGGCACCCAATTCCAGCGTGCTTTTATTGGATGAAACTGCGCCTTTGGTCTGGCTGAAAACCACAGACGGCGCAGGCTACCCGACCCTGACGCCCTACACGATTACACCGTATCAGGCCACGCCGCCGGTTGACGTGAACGCACTGGAACAGCGCATTGCAAGATTGGAGGAGAAGCTCAATGACAAACCCGATTCTACAGGCAATGGGGAAAAGCGCACTGCCAAATGACCCAATGGCAATGATGCAGAAGTTTGCACGGTTCAAACAGCAGATGCAGGGAAAAGACCCGCAGAAAATTGTAGAAGGAATGCTTGCCAGCGGGCAGATGAGCCAACAGCAATTTGAACAGCTGAAAAACATGGCGGAGAGCCTTAGAGGGACACTGTACTGATATAGGCCGGGTATACACGGCTTATAAATATATTTTTACGAAAGGAAATGCACGATGGACAACGGCTATTCTTTGAGCGACCTGCGGGCCGCTACCGGGGACGGCAACAGCTGGGGCAACGGTGCGTTGTGGATTATCATCCTGTTCCTGTTCTGCTTTATGGGCGGGAACGGCTGGAACCGCAACAGCGATTTTGGCCAGTATGCCACAGCGGCCAGCCAGCAGGAGATACTGTTTGGCCAGCAGTTCGGCCAGCTGAATGACAGAGTCACCAATCTTGGTAACGGCATCTGCAATCTTGGCTATCAGATGCAGGGCAATGTTGCGCAGCTTGGCAAGGAAGTCGCAGTTGGTCAGGCCAACTTGCAGCTGCAGGCAAGCAACAACGCGGCCAACCTGAGCCAGCAGCTTGCCACTTACTGCTGCACTACACAGCGGGCTATTGACGGCGTGAATGCAAACATCGACCAGAAGTTTGCAGCGCTGGAAAAGAGCCAGCTTGAGCAGCGCATTGCGCAGTTGGAGCAGGCCAACAATCAGCTGTACATGGCGCAGCAGTTTACCGGTGTGGTACGCTACCCGATGAATTACGCCTACAGCGCAGGCAACAACCCGTTTTGCGGCGGGTTCGGCTGCAACTAATCCGCTATAACAGCGCCAGCCTGCACAGCAAGCGCTGTGCGGGCTTTTTTACTGAAAGGAGTATAAAGTTTATGGCTTGCAATCAAAGGCTTAAAAACAGCCACTACAAGAGCGCACAGAACGCCTACAACAACACCGCGCAGACGATGGCTGCCACTGCCACGCCTGTGAATGTGCTTGGCGTGCTGAACACCGATACCGGGTGTGCGATCAACACAAACGCGGGCGGGTTCCTGATTCAGTGCAGCGGCCTGTACAGAATCAGCTATGATGTGACTTTCACGGCGGGGGCCGCCGGAACGGAAGTGCTGCAGGGCCTGAAGGATTCCGCGCCGCTGCCTTGTATGAGCGCACAGGTTACTACGGCAGCTGACAGCATCTACACGCTGCACGCGGAAACGACCGTGTACATCCCGGTATGCTGCGGCAATATGCCTACCATCAGCGCGGTTATGAGCGGCGTTGCGGGTACGGTGAACCATGTGTGCGCCAGCGTTGTAAAGCTGGCATGAGGTGGCAGTGATGGAGAATATCAAGGCATACAAGGAGAAGCTGGAACACGAGATTGACGAGTTTGCCGAGCACTACCCGGTGAACGAGCGCACAGTTGCCACGCTGACCGCCATGCTGGAATGCTGGGAGCACGTGAAGGCGTGCGCCGAGTGCGGCTGCGGCGGCGAGCTGACGAAGGACGAGGCAATGGCGTGGATGTACAATATGCACAACGAGGACGGCAGCATGGGTGCGCACTGGGATGTGGAGCAAACACGGCCCTATATGGAGCCGCGCGGCATCAGCTGCGAAGTGTGGAAGTGGGCCGCTGTGATGAACATGATGTACAGCGACTACTGCAAGGCGGCACGCAAGAACAGCGTGGACAGGCCGGAGTTTTACGCTGATTTGGCGGCGGCATTTCTGGATGACCGGGACGCGCCGGAGGACAAGGCCGGACGGTACTACCATATGATAGCCAGCAAAATCCACAACTGAATACCAACAGCCCACAGCTTACGAGAAAATTTCGTAAGCTGCGGGCTGTTTTGTCAGGGGAGAATATCGGTTTCCCAGCCGGGCGGAAGTTCAAGCTGGAACAGGCCGGTGCGTTCCTGCGCACGCACCCAGAAATCAGAGCGGTTCAGCTCCTGCGCAACAGCGCGGCGGGACTGGCCGTCAAAGTAAATTTTCGTAAGTACCAGCTTTTGTGCATCGTTCAGTGGCTTCATGGCGGTAACGCGCTTTGCCCTTGCGACTTCCATCGCATCCTTTGCGTAACGGTATCGCAGATAGGCTTTTTCGCGGCGCTCGGCTGTGCTTGCGACCACATCTGATTTGGCGTTGCCGTGCGGCATGCCGTCCAGCGATTTTGAGCGCGGGGCGGCGGCCTCTGAATAAGCCTCTTTAGCGGCAAGGTATTGCTGGCAGTAGCCGGAATATTTTTGCATCCACTGGGTGCGTTGGGAAATTCCGGATGGAATCATTTTGTCACCTTCTCAAACCAATAATCTTGTTTGCACTTACTACATTCTTTCCCGTTAGAAACGCATAAGCGCTTGTAATTTCTATCTACTTTTTTGGGACATATGTTTATTGTGCCGTCTTTTCTTGGCGCGTTTGGGCAGATTTCCAAAAAGGCATCTTGACGATACACCGTTACACGCTTTTCACTGTGCAAGCGTTGTGCGGATTCTTCAAGAAGGTTTACAAGCAAGTCTTTTTCTTCGTGGATTGCTTCGGCCTCGTCCCCATATATCTGGGTTGCCAACAACCGCAGATATACAGCAAGTGCAGCTGTATCTGTGATTTGAATCGCTTTTTTATTAAGATACTGCATACCATAAATAAGCATGGCCGCTCCTTTCTACTTTGTAAACCATGCGTAAATCAGTACGGCGGCAATGAGTAGGACAAGTATGGTCATTCTGGGGCCTCGCTTTCATTATCAATGTGCCGGTTCGTCTTTTGCCACGATGTCAGCAAGCCGGCGCAATGTGTAAGCAAAGGCATCAATGGTTACAACTCTGTTGCGGTGCTCATTTTCAAGAATGTCGGCAAGATGTCGGATTCTTGCCGAAGCGAGCATTTTTGTTTGGCTCTCGTCTTGTACGCCAAGCATCAATTCCTGTTTAGTTGGCATTTCATCAACGGTTAGGACGTGCATCATCTTGCCGGTGGTGTCAATGTAGTTGTTATTTTCGTCTAAGGTTGGTACGTCAGTTTTGCTCATCGTTTGTCTCCTTTGGCGGTTTGGGGAGTGGCATCCAGTGGGTGACGGCATCCAGAGCATAATAATCGCCCGCATTGATAAATTCCTCTGTGTTGGGAAGTCTAAACGCCATTGACATTGAATCAAACGCCGATTCGTATGTAAGAACCATCTCTTTAGCAACTGGTAGTCTGTCTTTAACGCTTATCCATTCACTCATCTGCGCTCACCATCCTTTTGCCGCACTCCGGGCAAAAATTATAAGCAGCGAAAGAAATTGCATTACAGGCTGAACATACAACATTTGTGCTTCCGCCGCTATCGCTTATCCAATGCGCCGTAGGTCGCATAGATTCTGGGTCGATGGTCGGAATTGATTTCAGCCATTTAGCAAAATACCTTAACTTTACAATGTCTTTAGTATATTGAATTGCGTAAGCCGATTCGCCTAATTCATCTGCTTTTCCATGCAACATAATAATGTCTAATTCTATATTCTTTAGAATTGGCGCCGCATCAATCAACCGCATCGGTTCTTTCGGCTGGCTTGCGCCCGGAATCGGGCAGCCTATTGTTGTGCTCATTCTGATACCTCCTCTACATAGGCCATGCTCTGGCGTAGATTGAGCGATTTTGGATTGAGAATGCAAGCCGGGGCGATAACATTGCCGCTGCACACAACCCCGCGGCTGGCAAGAAAACCTCCAATATTCGCAACGCGAACGTAGCCAACGTGGGGCGCGTCGGAATCCTTGCCCCCACAACTCCAAGGTGTGGCTGTCCAAACGTGGGTATTATAGTGCGGGATATAGTCCCTATACTTTCTATATTCGTCACAGGTGAGAATGAATACGGTATCTTCCACGGTACCATAAAACCGGTCACCATTGTCCGCCACTAGGTCAACTTCGTGGGGAATAAGATTATCGGTGCCGATAATCCTAGCCAAACAAAGCACTTGTTTGCGAATCGCGCTGGTACGGTAATTATTCCAATTACCATTTCCGTCAACGTACTGCTCATTCGGGCAGAACTTTGCGTTTTCTATCCACGGCTTTGCCATAATGGCCAACAGGCCACCGTCAGGGTGGTTCGGGTCAAGGCAGACCCACTCGAAGCCTTTTAACATAAAGTGTTCACCGGGGCGCAGGGTTGTAATGTTAGTCATTGTCGGTTACCTCCGTGAGCCAGTAGTCTTTTGCACAGGTTCCACATTTACTTAAATATTCATCGTCTGTGCAGCATTTAGAATCTATATCACACGGACGAATCGCAAGAACTCCGTTACTGTCTAGTTTTGCGTTTGGGAACCGCTTCAAGAACTCGCTCTGGCGGGTCTTGACGGGGTGGCTGTCGCTCCACGCAGACACAGCGTCGTACACATACGCGAAATCAGTCAAACCCTTATAGGTAGCGCAATGGCATTTGTGCAGTGGGCACTTCTCGCAGCCTATTACACGATATGCCTTGCACAGTCTATTTGATTCTTTCTGAAATTCATGTAGCTTCATAAAATCTCCTCCTTGTCATAGCCGAGCGCGACAAACTTTCCGTAAGTCAGTCCCAGCGCTTCGGATTCGTGTACACATTGCTTAATGGATTTTGTGTACGGCAGTAGTGCTTTCTTTCGCTTCTTTCTTGCTTTCTCGCCAGTCATCTGCGGCATACCTTTTGGGCGCCCTTTTGGCTTTAGCGATTTGCGCTTTTCATTGTCCCGCCTGCGGCGTTCCGCTTTCTTTTCCGCTGCGCATTTATCGCAGTAGCGGACGGCAGACGAAACATTGAACAGAAGTTTCCCGCAGCTTTTGCAGGGCTTAGTTGTCATTCCTCGCATTTTTGGTTCCTCAAAATTTGCAGAAGCCGCGCCGATGAACGTCACGGCGGATTTTGTCTCCGCGTGTCAGGAACGGCTCGCGGGAATCCACTTCCTCGCGACGCGCCGCTTTGATTTTGTCGCAGATGGCGCGGTATTCTGCGTATTTCTCGCAGCTGCTGTGACAGTGCTGCGAACGATTTTTACAGTCCTTGCAGGGGCACGTCATCTTGAAGCACCTCGATTATAATTTCTGTGCGTGGGTTGTCCTTATCGTACCGCACCCGGGAGCCGTCCACGTTGTCGATAACCTTGTAGTTATCATCGACAATAATTTTCGCTTTCACAAGAACATCGTGCGCGGATTCTATCAGGTTCGACAGGTCGCAGGCACGGCGGGTCGGCATATAGAATACCGTCATAACGCGGCAGGGCGCGTCTATCGGCGTGCGCGGCTTGGGGTTGAGATACCACATTGCGGCGCCCTCGTATTTCTCATAGGCCGCGCTTGGTTTTATGAACGGTCTGCCTGTGCGGCGGTTGATAAGGATGCGCTGGGAGTTTTTTTTGCTTACTGGCGGCAGGGGGATCGTGTATTGATAGGTCATGTGTTACCCTTTTCCGTCAAAACGGCAAATCACCGTTGTCCTCAATCTCTGCAAAATCGTCCGCGTTTCCGTTGGAGTAGCCGACATTCGGCTCACCCTGTGTGCGGGCGGCGGGGGCAGCAGAATCAGACTTTCCGCAGAAGTTAGCGTTTTGCACAACCACCTCAATCGCGGTGCGGTTCTGGCCGTTCTTGTCCTGATACCGGCGGCTCTGCAAGCGTCCATCAACAGCAATCAAAGCGCCTTTCTGGAAATACTTGCAGATAAACTCGGCGGTCCTTTCCCATGCGGTGCAGGGAATCCAGTCTGTCTGGCTGTTGCCGTTGGCATCTTTGCGGCCTCTATCACAAGCCAACGTGAATGATGCCACGCTCTTGCCAGTAGTGGTCTGGCGCATTTCCGGGTCACGGGCCAATCGGCCCTGCATTGCAATTACATTCAGCATGATTTATTCCTCCAATGCGGTCAAGGCCAGCGTATATTCGCTAGGCGCTGCGCTGCCAAGCTGCCGAACACCTGTTGAAAACCAACCCGGCAGTGGAATGCCAAGCTCGGAGAATCTGTCCCACGCAAGGCGCATACTCCAGTTGATTTCCGGCTTATATGCGGCGTGCTTTGACGCTTCATCCACCACCATTTTCAGCGAAGGTGGAAAGTCGCACTTGCGGGAAAGCTCAACGATGGCGCGTTCGGCGGCATTGTAGGGAACGTCCTGTAGGGATTTCGCCCACGCCGACACCATTGCGGCGGTATCGGTGTTGCGGTTAATATTCGGCCAGTAGGTTGTTGCTACTGCCAAAATTGCTGCTGTCTGCTGCTTGTCCACCGGGTACACCTCCTTTTGCCATTTCCAGAAATTCCTCCTGTGCGGTCTTTCTGCGCGTGGTCTGGCCGCGTGTTTGCTGCACTTTCTGTGCCCGCGCTGATTCTTTCAGCAGGAACGCATCCCGCGTCAGAATGTTATGCTTAGCGCAGTCGTTGAGAATGGCCGCAATGTATTTCCAGCTTGTCTTGTTGTTTAGTCCGGCTTGCCGGATAGCCTCGCAAATAAGGTCAGGTTCTACCACTTGCAGCTGCGCACGGATTTCATCAAACACAGCGCGGTTGATTGCGCCGATGTTCTGCTCATAGCAGGACACGCAGCATTTTAGGTTTTCTGTTTCGGATTCCTCGTGCGCGGTCGTTGTAGTAGTAGTAATAATATTTTCTGTTTTCTGTTTTCTGTTTACTATGTGAGGTTTCTCTGGGTTTTGTTGGGTTTCGTTGGGTTTCTCTGGGTTTTGTTGGGTTTCGTTGGGTTTTTTGGGGCGTCCACCTTTTGAGCCGTTAGACTGTTGTTTTTCGTTGTACGCCTTATCCTTGTCGATTGATTCTTTCAAGACCGGCCAAAGAATCCGTTCGCTCCCGGTGAACTGTGGCTCTGTTCCGTGAAACGCATATTCCTGCGCTCCAAGTATCAGACGCCCTACTTCAACGGCACCGAGTACACCAAAGTATTTTTCAAACTCCGCCCATAATTTGATGTATGCTAACTCAGCCATATTCAGTTGTCCTATTCCTTGTGCTGGTGCATATAAATGAGCTGTGATGCAGCCCCCATATTCTGTACCAGCCAGTCGTTTGCCGCCTCGCGGCTTAAGTGGTATTTCATAACGCGCTTTTCGTACAGATACTCACCGTTTGCCTTTTTTTCCGCAATACGGTCTTGTATCTCATCCTGTGTGTAGTTGGATTCTATCAGATACAAGTCATATCCTTTAGCGGTTATGCCGTTCAAATTTCCGGTATCTGTCGCATAGATTGCTTTTCCTGCCTGTGTGCAGATGTGCCAGCAACAGTTTTTAACATCGTGCGTGGTTTCCTGCGCTTTTATTTTACATAGCCTATAATCGTACCATTTATCTGGCTGTATCACGTCAATCTGCGCATACCTGATACCGCACTCTACAAGAGGAGTGACCAGCCAGGAGCAGCACGCAAAGCGCAGTGTAGGACGTTCTTTTGACAGCTTGCGCAATGTAGAGCGGTTGAAATGGTCGCTGTGTATATGCGTGAGAAGTACAAGCCGCAGGCGCTTAACATCCGAAGCGGCCAGCCGAGAAAAAGGAACGCCGCAATCAATCAGTATTGTGTCTTGAAGAATTACGGCGTTTCCCCGGCTGCCGGTGGAAATAACCCGGCATTCCATATTACAAGGCGTTCAGGTCAATTTTCTGCGGTTCGGACTGTGCGCTGGGCTGTGTCTCTTGCGCAATAGTTTCCGGAAGCGCATCTTGCCGCACAGGCTCTTCCTCCGGAACAAGGTTGCCGGAATCATCAGCCGAAATCGTTTTTCCATCGGCATCAAACCCTGTTGAAAGGTCAATGCTCATAATGCCCCACTTGGAAATGAGCTGGCGCAGCATGGTTTTCTTGGCCATAGCGTCAAAATCCTTGTACCAGAAAGAAGAGTACTTCCACATTTCACTCTGCGGAATCTTTCCGGCAAGGATATTTTCATAAGCCTTGCGGCTGAAAGAAGGGCTGTATCGGTCAGCGTGAGACATCACCTTTTCTTTGCTCCAATACAGTACCTTGCGGAAGTTGTTGAGATACTCAAAACAGGCCATATAGCCGATAGTCGGCAGGGACTCCCACTTGTCATCATCTTCCACGAAGGAAAATCGGGGTTCGCCGGTTTCGCGGTCGCGTCCAAGATACTCTCCCTGCTTAATCACGGTCACATTGATGTTCTTATATTGGCCACTGCGCATAGCCAGCTGTAAATATCCCTTGTAGCCCAAAACAAACTGGGCATCCGAACAGCCCTTCTTGCTGTTTTTAAATGGAACAAGGTAATACTGGCCCAGCTGCGGGGATGGGCTGAGGTTGAGGCTTTCGCCCAGAAGTGCGCCGGAAATAACCGTGTTGCGGTCGCAGGACTGCAGGGCAGGATTGACAGAAACAGCGCTTACGATACTGGCCGTGAAGCGGCGGGAACGCTCCGGGTCTCCCAGTGCGTTATAAATAAGACGCTGCATAGACGGCGTGTTCACCGCAACGGAAAACGGCATACTCTGTGCCGTCAGGGACTGGTTAGATTGATTCATAAGTAAGTTCCTCCTTCTCCATATACTGTTTCAAGGCTTTCAGCTGGTAGATAGTGCCACGCACTAAGAAACGACATTCAAATACTTGTTCGGATTCTGCGCTCACAGGCTCGCTCAATGCGGTGGGTTCCGGCTCTTCAATGGGGGCCGGTGCGGAAAGCTCCTCGACCGGCGGCTGTACGGTCTCGCGCTGCATTTCAATGGCTTGCTCAACCTTCTGCTCAGCGGCTTTCTGCTCTGCAATTCGTGCGCGGCGTTCCTCCTCCGCGCGGCGCTGGCGCTCAATCTGTTCATGCCGTGCGCGGACGGTGCTAAGAGCAAGCGCCATATTCAGCGACTTCTGGTATTCAACCAGAAGCTCGGCAGCATCGGCGTTCTGGGAAAGCTCGGCAGCATCTGCAGCAATCTGCAAAACGGTGGCCGTCATAGCAGTCTTGACGCCGCTGACGGTAGTGGATAAGCCGACTTTCAGGTTGAGCTGCTCATACTTAAGCCAATCGAGATTGTTGGCCTTGCAAAGCTCTGCAAAATAGTCTTTGATTTCAGCTGTCTTTTTCTCAACAATGCCGCGTTCCAGCTCCTTAATCTGGCCGTCCAGTGCAGCATCTGCCTTCTTATACGGCTCCGAGACGTATTCCTTATAGAGCGTCTCGAAATGCTCATAGGGAGCCATAATATCGGCCTTTACGCGTTTTCGCTGTGTTTCCATAGCGTCAAATTCTTTGCGCAGCTCAGTATGCATTTTCTTGGCGTCGGCGCGGGTCTCCTCCGTGACGGCCATCTGCGCAACCTGATTTGTCCTGGCTTCAATTTTTTCCTTGACAAGCTGCAAATGCTCCTCAATGATGGGAAGCTGGCGCAGCGTGATTACCTGCAAGCTCTGTTCCATTCGTTTACCTCCATATGTTTAGTTTTGATATATTCCGATTCCGGGATTTCGTGGTCGGGGATTTCCGGGCTCGATTCGTCAGGAGTTACAAGGTGGATGCGGTAGCACTCTGCGGGGGCGGGAACGTCAGAATAGTGCCGCTGCGGCAGATAGGACACCATCGGGATACCGTCCACAGAAATTTCAATCCGAAGGTCGTCCGTGACCGCGTACCGGGTCAGCTTGCCGCGCTGGATGAAGATGTAGGATTTATCCTTCAGCAGCTTTACAGCTTCGTTGAAATCGAGCGTGTCGCTGAAAAAAACGCCGTTCTCATTGACATAGCCAAACCAGCGCTCTGCCCCTTTCAGCATGGAGCAAGCGTTAAGCAGCTTGCAAACATCAGAAAATTTCATTATTTTTCCTCCTGCTCTTCCTGCCATTCCCATGCGTTGACCTCTACAATGCAGTTGTCGCAGCCGAGAATCTCATTGCCTTGACGGTACAGGGTTTCACATTCCTCGCCGCATACCGGGTAGATGGGGCGATCGTCATCTGCGGGCGGGTAGTGGTTAAAGCGTGCCACCCATTTATTCATCGTCTGACGCCTCCACAAATTCACCGTTTTCAAGGCGATAGAATGTATCCGATTTGACAGTTTCTCCATCCACGCGGCGGCACTGAACGTCTGTGCGACGCCATTCATCATTTACTTCTTCCCACTCGGCAAGGACAAGCCAGCAGCCAAGTGCGCCTTTTGCTTTTCCTTCAATTCCAAGAGACGATGCAACACCCCATTTGCCAGTGTTGGTGGCTGCCGAGCGGTAGCCAGTGTTTGTGGCTGCCGAGCCGTCGCCGGTGTTGGTGGCTGCCGAGAAGTCGCCGGTGTTGGTGGCTGCCGAGAAGTCGCCGGTGTTGGTGGCTGCCGAGCGGTCGCCGGTGTTGGTGGCTGCCGAGCGGTAGCCGGTTTTACCATGTGCGCTCGTGGCGTGTTCTTTAATGTAGTCCACGGACGCTTTTACAATCCCAGCAATACCAATTTCCGCTTTGACGAGAATTTTTTTACCGTAGCGCTCAGAATCGTCTGATTTCTCATCGGAAACGTCATCCAGCTCGACTTCTGCAAAGCGGCTTTTTGCTGGCGAATAATAACAAAAAACATCCAGCGGGTACTCGCAGGCATTGAAGCCATTCTCGCAAAGTTGTGCTTCTGGCTCCTCGTAGGTCTTGCCGATTTCATACTGGAAATCTTTGCATTTCAGGTTTTCGTCAAATCCTTTATACGCTTTCATCTTATTTCCTCCCAGATGCCGCACAGGGCGTTGAGCGCCAGAACGGCGGTAATCGTGCCGGGGATGTTGAGAGAACCGAGCGCGGCCAGCAGTAGCACAAGGTCTGCGGTGATGGCCAGCTTGACAAGCTGGCGGGTAAGCGGTACAATACAGTCATAGTGTTTTTCCATGCACTTGTTTCCTGCCGCGTTCGGTGTTGCTGCACCGGCGCGGTATTTTTTTGTCATAATCATTCGACTTCCTCCCATTCAAAGCGGCCCTTGCCGCTGTTTCGCCACTGACCCAGCCCGCGCAGGACGCCATAATCAAGGCATTCGCGCACCATATCTTCCAGCTTCGGGTCAAGGCACTGAATTTCAAATTCTGCCGTTGACCCTGCCGGGACGCTCTCGCTCTTGGCGATGCTCACGCGCTCGCCCATCGGGGTCTGCGCACGCAGGGGACGTTCACAGAAATCCAGCTTCATTCCGTGAAGGTCGTAGGGGATTTCACGCGGGAAAACGAAAATCTGGCCGTCAATCGCCTGTTTGTAAGCCTTGATTGCGGCACAGGCCTTGCCGCCCGGATAGCCCGACTTGCCCGCCTTAGCAAGCATCTTGCAGGAATCTTTGAAAAATCCCTTGACCTGATAGTCGTACAGGAACGGCTTCCCATCGGCGGTCTTGGGGAAAACGGTAATTCTGTCCTCTGCGTTCTGTGCCTTGATGTTGGCAATTTCTTCAGCGGTCAGGTCATCGGTCGGGGCCTTGCTGGAAATATAGGTTGCCAGCAGTTCCTCATTGCTGGGGGAAGAACCGAGAACGTCCTCGGTGAGGGTGATTTTAACTTTCATAGTGGGATTCTCCTTTTTTAAATAATCGGTTGCTATGCGGTGCGAGGGATTGCGGAGCCATCGCGGATCTAATCAAGGCCTTGCCGTTGCTCTGCTATGCCGCGCAATGCCGTTGCTAAGCCATTCTTTGCATTGCCTTGGCTCTGCAAGACATTTCTTTTCCGTTGCGATTCAGTTCAATACCAAGCCTTGCCTTTGCACATCTAACTAAGCAGTTCCGTTGCCACGCGTTGCTTTTCCATGGCATTGCTGCGCCTGGCGAATCCTTGCCATGCCGCTGCATTTCCGTGCAAAACTTGGCCACGCCAACGCAGTGGAACGCAGGGGAACACATTGCCAACGCAGTTTGTAGCGTTTCCTGGCTAAGCCGCTGCTACACAAGGATTTCGCGCAGCTCGGCAAGAACGCTGTCGATGCGCTCTTCCCGGGTGAGCGCGTGCGGTTTGCCGGGCTTGACGCGCCCGGCGGGGAAGTAGGCGGAAAAGTCATCCAGCGTGATGTCAAGGGCTGCGCAGATGGGGCAGACTTCACGCCAGAGCCAGGGAGAGTAACCATTGACGCGCTTGGAAAGTACGTCCGGGGACATTTTGACTTCCTCCGCAAGGGTGTTGATGCGGTAGCCCTTACTTTTTATTAGGGCAGTGAAGGGAACGTTCATGCGGTGGTTACTCCTTTCTTAAAAGGTCGTCTACGGTGCAGCCATAGAGCTTTGCGAGAGCGGGTAGTTTGTTGGCGGTAGGGTTGTTGACACCGGTTTCCCAAAAATAGACCGTCGCATCGGAGACGCCCATTGCGTCCATGACCTGCTTGACCGTCAGGCCCGCTTTCTCACGCAGGCGCTTGTACTGCGTGTATTCTTTCATTGAAACACCTCCTTAAACTAAGTTTTATATCTTGACAACTAAGCAGGAATTAGATATTATTGAATTGCGAGAACAATAATTTCTAAAGGCCGCATTATTTTGTGGGCTTAGCTTTTGCTTTGCCCGTCAAGCTATGTTTCTATTATAACTAAGTTTGCTAAGAATGTAAATAGGTTTCTTAGATATAATAGTAGTTTAGCATTTTGCACAAACAAGGGGTGTGTTGAAATGCGTACAATAGACAAAATCAACTACTACTTAGCCAAACAGCAAAAGACCGGCTCTGATTTATGTGCATATTTAGGTGTTAGCAGTGGCGTCTATAGCCAGTGGAACACAGACAGAACCAAGCCACGAAAATCAAAGCTGCCTGTCATCGCAGAATATTTAGGCGTAAGCATAGAAGATATTCAAGGTGATGACAACCAGCAAAAAGAAAACCCCACCAGCGTTGCCGCTGATGAGGTGGATGAGCTTGATAAAGAGGCGCTGAACATTATGCACCAGCTGCCGCCGGAGAAGCGGGCGGCGGGTCTGGCGATGCTGCGAGGGCTTTTAAATAATTGACATATGCTGCCTTATCTGGCAGTTGATGAAGCATGGCGATAAATTCCCGGTCGCTGATTTCTTGCATGGTCGTTTTCCTTTTTATGTAGCTGCTGTTTACGGTACAACTATAGCACAGCTAACAGTTGTATTCTAGTGGTAAAATGCACAAAAATGGCTGTCAATGCTTTACAATCCGGTTTTTGGTGCGTTTCCGGCGGCCATGCTTTGGCGGCAGCTGCGGGCGAACGATTACAGACATTGCTGAAACCTCCCTTATATTGTAGTTGATGTATACAGTATAGGGGTGGGTTGGCACGAAAAAGCGCGAAGCGATGCGAGGACTTGACGGATTGTACAAAGGCGGCGAAACTGTGGAAAAACTTGTGTTTTGGCTGGAAAACGGACGCGGAAATAAGTACCACCTGTACAGGGATTGCTATTACATGGGGGACAACAGACCGGACGCCAGAAGCGGAAGCGTAACACAGGCAAAAGCGGCAGGGCATGAGGAAGCCTGCAAGGTGTGCGAGGAACGCGCGAAAAAGCAGGAAGAACACGGCGAGGATTTCAGCAGGAAAACCGTGTATTGGCGGTACGGAAGTGACGAAACCGTCTGGCACTTATACGAAAACTGCCCGAGATTGGCAGGCGCGGCGGAAGATGATACGTTGTGCAGCGGCAGAGTAGAAGCAGCCATAAACACAGGGCGTATCAAGGTCTGCCCTGTGTGCAAAGAGCGCAATGACAAGCTGTACTGGGATGCTGTGCGGCTAGAGCGAGAATCCACGCCGTCTGTGCCGATTGTGAGGACGGAAACAAAACCGGCGGGAGAAGCAGAACGCAAGCAGGAAGCGCCTGCCGCGAATAAACCGGGAAAGCCGGCTGTAATCCGGAGGACAAACTGGGCTGCAATCGTTATGACGGCAGTTTGCACGGCGCTGTGTGCTTTTTGGATATGCAATTATAATTATAACATTGCGGTTGAAAACGCTGTTGAAAATGCGTATCAAGACGGATACGCGGAAGGGAAAGCGTTAGCAGATGATGCGTGGCAGGACGGATATGAAGCGGGTTATGACTACGGTCGAGTTGGGAAGCCAAATAGCTATGTTGTCTATGTGACGCCAAATGGAAAACGATACCACAAAAAGGACTGTTCATACCTTAAATCAACGGTTTTTATAATGGACGTGCAGGATGCTATAAAAGCAGGATACAAAGCTTGCAGCAGATGTAATCCATAAGGAGCGGTTATATGTATACAGAAGTTTTTCACGAGGACACGAACAGCGAAAGCAAGAAACAGGTTCTTTCTGGTAAGGCGGGAAACTTATTACTTGGACTTAGTTTAATACTTGGCGTGATTGATAGAAGCAGTTCTGACTATTCGTATTTTGATGGAGCAGAAGGATTCCTTGCTTATATTTTGGATTCTTTATTTACAGGTCTGGGAATTTTTTTCTTAACATGGGTTATAGTGACATTTGCGGACTACTTTGCGAACAGAAAGTTTTTTGAAAAACACGAAATGGCAAAATGCGCTGTAATTGCGGCAGCGCTTGCGGTCCTTTTTTATTTTGCACCGCTTAATTTCGGGCATATGCCAAAACGCTGCCCGATTTGCGGAAGAGAAACAGAAGGTGAATACATCGTATACAATGGGAATAGGTACTGCCTGAAAGATGGTTCACAGATATTATACGATGACGGAGTGTATAATTTTTATGAATAAAAAAACCCCTGCCGGTGGGACAAGCACCGACAAGGGCAAAGGGCTGTCCGCTATAAAGCGAACGGCCCTATTATATCATAACAAGAAAGGGCTGTAAAGTATGAAACGGACAAACACGGCGAAATGGATTGAAAGCGCCGGGCGCTGGCAGATTAACGTCCAGAAGGACGGAAAGCGGAAAACGTTCACCAGCGCGAAACCGGGCCGCACTGGGCAGAGAGAAGCCAACAAGAAAGCGGATGACTGGCTTGAACAGGGATTGCAGACGCGCGGGATGAAAGTGGAGCGGGCCTATCTGGAGTATCTGGAAAGGACGCGGAAAGTCTCCGGGATAAGCAACTACAGGCCAAAGGAAAGCCGGTGGCGCACGTGGATTGAGCCGGAAATAGGGCACAGGCGGTTGGAATCTCTTACACAGCAGCAAGTGCAAGCGGTATTGGACAACGCCAAAAGCGCGGGCAGGAGCAGGAAAACGCTAAAAAATCTATATGGGGATTTGACAGCTTTTTTCCGTTTTTCGCGTAACTCCGGCTATACAACGTTTGTCCCGGATGCGCTGAAAATCCCAGAGGGAACACCGAAACCGCAAAAGAAAATCTTGCAGCCGGATGGATTGAAAAAGCTGTTTGAATCCGACAAAACGCTGTACAGGAGAAAAGAAATTGTAGACCCGGACATAAATGCCTATCGGCTCTACGTCCTCACCGGGCTGCGGCCTGGGGAGCTAATCGGGCTGCAATGGGCTGATGTAAATAAAGACTGCATACAAGTCAAGCGGTCGATAAACATTTACGGCGAAAAAACAACCGGGAAAAATGACAACGCCATCCGGGCGGTGCAGCTGTCACAACGTGCGCGGGAGGTGCTGGAGACGCAACGGAAAATCACAGGGAAACAGAAATCTGTTTTCTGCATAAACAGCGAACACACGTTATATAAGCACTGGGGAAAGTACTGCGATTACAACGGAATACAGTATGTATCGCTCTATGAGCTGCGCCACACGTTTGTGTCGATTGCAAGCGGCCTGCCAGAGGGTCAAGTCAAATCTATTGTAGGGCACAGCCGGAACATGGACACATTTGGCATCTACGGCCACACGGTTGACGGTCAAGGCCGGGAGATTGCAAGCGCTCTGGACAGTGCTTTTGATGATGTTTTAGATAGATAAAATAAATAGGCAGCACCCACGAAATAGCTTTATTTCGTGGGTGCTGCTGTGTATTTTAGGACGTAGTGTGTACTAAAGTGTGTACTGAAAAAGAAAATAGGCGTTAAAACTTGCGTTTTAACGCCTATTTTTATGGAGCGGCTGATGGGAGTCGAACCCTAGTGTATATAGGATTGTGGATATTGTTTAACGGATTATCGTTAGAAAACAGTGCGTAAAATCCTTGCTTTTAGGGCTGCGTGATGCTGCGAAGTGAAAAAGTGTGTACTTTTTGTGTGTACTTTTTTGGATAGAAAAGCCCCGGCGGCCGGGATGGTGTCGGGGCGTTTTCTATTCTGCGTTCTGCTTTTTCTTCCGGGGGCGTCGTTTCAAATCGGCTTCGTGCTGGAGCCTGCGGTTTCGCTCTTTTAAGCACGCTTCGGAGCAAACATTTGTTGCTGTTGTTGGCGTAAATGGTTTCCCGCACACTACACAAATTGTGCCGTTTTCTTTCAGCCTGGCCTTATTCGCTGCGCGTTCGGCGGAGCGGTCTCTTGCATATTCACGCTTATAGGGTAATACCTTTTCCCGGAGCGCTATAGGGCCGCACACTGGGCAGTATTTTTGATTTGGGGATGACAGTATATAGGGGTTTCCGCAACGCTGGCAAATAACAGTGCTGCCGATTTTCTGCGCGGTTCCCGCGCGCTGCGCCGCTCTGCTCCGCCTGCTGGATTCTTTTTGCCGCTCTAATCGGCAAGCTGGGCAGTATGTGGCGCGGTGGCCGCCTATAAAGACGGCATCGCACGTTGGGCAGGTATGCTCTATCATGCGAGGCTTTGCCATCTCTGCGGCTCGGCAAGCTGGGCACAGGCGTTGCTCTTTCTCGCCTTCAAACAGTTCGCCACATTTGGCGCACTTTCGCAAACGTGCCATATTGTTTCCTCCCTTCCGTCAACCGGACTGCCGCTGCTCATCGTAGCGGCCTTTATCGTAGACCGCTTTTAGAAGGGCTGCAATCTCGCCTAGCTGCTTTGCCGTGTAGCGGTCAAACATTTCATCAGGGATGTTCGCAAACACGGCGGAACAGGTGCTCGGGTAGCTGCGCAGGCCGCTGTACTCTTTGGCCTGCTCTAGTTTTAAGACCCGGCGGCGCTCCTCTGCGGTCAGACCATCGGGGCCGTAGGCGGTGCGGTCGAACACGTCTTTCGCCTTCAGGCGGCGGTTATCGGTGTAGGGCTCGTCCTCGTCAATCATCCAATCGCGGCCAACGCGGCGGGCAGTTTTAAATCCTCCGCGCAGCGCCTTCTGGCGGACGGTTGCGGGGTTGCGGTGGTTTCTCTCGGCGTATTCGGTCAATGCGATTTCCATTTTGCATCCTCCTTTTGTGTGGTGGTGTTTCGGTATCTTTATAATACTACTTTAACGTAGCTTTGTCAATAGGAAGCAAGAAAATTTTATAAAAAATAATAGGCGCTTGATTAACAAGCGCCTATTACCGTAGTCACACGAAAATACATATGACTATTTCTATCCGCGTCGGCTGGAATTGCTAGCCGAACCGCCTGCAACAGCATCCTGTTGAGGTGACAGTGTCATTATAACGCTGTTCGTTGGGCGCGTCAATAGCTTTTTTGCGTATTTGATAAAAAATCCTTGGCTTGACCGGGGCGGATGCTGCCGACTTGAGCGGCGATGTAGTAGCCTCTTTCTGGGTCGTGCTGGATGGATAGCCGGAAAATGTCTCTTGCCTTCACCGCTTGCTCACTTCCTGACGGATTCCGGCGTTTGCGCGGCGGATGATTTCGGCAAGTAGCTTTTCGCGGTTGGCAGGGGTGGCGGGCAGTACCCAATCAAAATCAAGCACCATTCGCGGCTCGGTGGGGTGGCGCTTCTCAGTGGGGTTGTATCGTCCCCAGCATCCGGCGGCGTCGGTGGCGTACACGTCAACAGCCCAATAAGAGGGCAATATATCGGCGGTGTATCCTGCCTTGTGCCAGAGGCTCGGCAGGCTGTGTATGCTGCCGTCGTTGGTGCAGGCGGTAAATTCCACGCCGATGCGCTCGCCGCGCGGCGTGGTGCCTTCCAGCTCGTACAGGGTGCGGGTGGCGGCGCGGTGGTCGATGCTTTTAATTCCTGTAATCATAGTTCAAAAACTCCTTACCACAAATTGTAGTTGTCGAGGATTTCGGCGGCGTTCTGCCGGCCGATGGATTCCAGCGCCCGGGCGGCATCGAAAACGGAAGCAAAATAATCTGATACGCGGGAGTAGGTCGGCGTGTAGCGCGCACCGACATCGGCGGCCACATAATAACCATTGACGGAGTCGCGGGAAACCGTCAGAAACGGCGAGATTTCGCAGGGGGATCCGTTGGCGTCCTGCACTTGGTGGATGACATCCAGCGTACTGCGGCAAATTATACCGTTGGCAAAGCGCGCAATCATAAGTTGATAGGCAAGCATTGTTGACCTCCTTAATAGATAATAACTGTTTTGATGATGCGGATGCCTGCGCCGCGGTAGCTTGCAAGCAGGGCGTCAAGGCCGCCCGCCTGCTGCACATCGACGGCGTTGTATGCCGACGCGCCGATTTGCCCCGGAATTCCGTTGTCATGGATTATGGTTAGTTCTTTCATGGTGTTAATCTCCTTTTCGATTTTGTAATGGGGTGGGGTCGCTTTGCTGTGCGGCCCCGGAAGGTATCAGGCGGGGATTGTCTCGCGGCTGTTGACGCGGTAGCTTTCGCCGCGGTACTTGTTGTATAGGTCTTGGTAGCTGGCTTTACGGTTCCGGCGGCTGGCGTCACCTGCCGGGTGCCAGTAGTATTTGCAGCGGTTTGCACTCCACCTAAAGCCGAGCGCCTCAAGCTGGTGCAGATACTTGTGGTTTGTGTCGGCCCATATCCAGGAGCCGACCACGTCAAACTGTAGGCCTTGCATCTTGGCGAGTTCGGCGGCCATCTTGGCGGCCTCCTCATTCTGGGCGGACTTGGCGGCCTGCTCGGCGGCGTGGGCTTGCTGGTACTGCTGGCGGCCCTCGCGGGCCTGCTTGCTGCAAAACTTGGGGAGCAGGGGCCGGAGGGCGTCCCACTCGTTGTTAATCTCCTGCATGTCGGCGGTGCTGCCTCCAACGTCGGGGTGATGGGTGGCGGCCAGTTTACGGTAGAGGGCTTGACCTTCCGCGAGGGTTGCGGGGCGGGGGTTGAACCATTTAAAAGTAGTCATTTTTTTAGGCCTCCTTAATGTAATAGGTTACGTTGCAGTAGCGGGTGGTGTCCCAGCGGGGGGAGCGGACGATGTAGCCGGTGCCGAACTTGCCGGAGTAGCTCTCGACCGGGTAATCAGCGGGAGCCGTGCGGCGGCTGATGTACCCGCGAGACGTTGCGGTGTGATGCAGCTTGTAGCTGGCGGGGATTTCGTTCTTTTTCATGGTGTTTCTCCTTTTCTGTTTGTGGTGGTTGTGTTGGCCTTGGTTGTTTCGTTGTCTATATTATAGCATACTCTGACGAGTATGCAAGATGGAATGTTGCACAAAGAATGTACGAGTATGCAAAGCGATGTTTGTGCAATTTGCCTACTTGTACGAGTATGGCGCATTATATATAATAGTTAATAGATAGGAGGCGATATAATGGGCGGCAAAACCAGCACGGAGAGCAAACGAAAATATAACGATAAAACGTATAGTAGAATTGTTCTCGATGTAAAAAAAGACGATAAAGCGCAAATTGTGCAAGCTGCGGAAAAGGCGGGCGAAAGTACAACGGCGTACATCGTCGGCGCAGTACGTCAACGGATGGAGGCAGACAACCAAAAAACAACCGTTTGACGTTTTGACGGTTGACAAAATCGCACTAAAGTTGTAAAATATGTATAATGAGCGTGCCGCGCGGGAGCACGAGCGTTCCCGGCGGGGCGCACTCATTATACAGTTTTAACGGTTTAACGAACAAAATCAGGTTTCAGGCGTCCAGCTGCAAAGGCTGGGCGCTTTTTTTGTACAATTTTTTTGGGGGGTGGCGCTGATGGGAAGCGGAGTAGAGAGAGCCAGGCAGGCAGCAGAGCGCGGAGAGCTCACCGACAGACTAGGCCGGAAGATGACGCCGGCGCAGATTGACAACTTGCGCCCGGCTCCCAATCTGCGAGATATGGACCCGGACAAGAGGCGAGCAATCCAACAGGCAGGCGCTAGGGCATCCAACGAGACCAAGGAGAGACGGCGGACTATTAAGGAGATATATGCCGACCTATTA